GTCCAGATTCATTACCGACGCAAAGTCCGCGATACGCACGGTCAGTTCGTCGGTAACAGCAGCCACGTCACCGTTAGCACCAGCGATTTGCTTAGTGAATCCAGCAAACTGGACTGCGAACGCGTTAAAGTCGCGGGCCGACATTCCAACGGTTTTGCTGGCGTTTTCACCCATTTTTAGGATTTCGTCGGAGGTGTCACCGAACGTCACCTGCACCGCATTCATTGACTCGGCCAGGTCGCTGGCTGCGCTCACTGCGGTTTTGCCGAAATTCACAATTTCGCGGGTTGCTAACGCTGCACCAGCAGTCTTAGCAACGTTTTTAAACTGGTTTTGCAGACTGCCTGCCGCGTCCTCAGCCTGTTTTAGACCGGCCTTAGCCTTGGACGCGTCCGCGATTACGTCAATGTTGATTGCTGCACGCTTACCGGCCATCAGATATTCCTATTCCAGATTTTGTAAATGTGCGCCAGGTACGTATCCATGACCTCTTGCACACGTCGGTCAGCAGCACGATACAGAAACGGGTTAGGTGCGATGTTGCGCCGACCCCAACCGAAATGGATTGGGCCTGCGTATGGCACCAGTTTTTTTCCGGCGTACACACGGCCACCACGGACACGTGATGCTGCCCTGATGCTGTCGTAAAGTGCGCCGGTCCGGTACGGCACGGTGCGTTTGGCCTCAGCGACCACAATGCTGGCAGCTGCGTGCCCTGCATCCTTAAAATCTTCTCGAGCCTCGTCGTCCAGTTTGCCGAGCGCACGAATTAGTTTGTTCAGCCCTGTGATTTCTACGCGTGCTGGATCATCCACTAGCGGCCCGTTCCTGTAACAGTCGCACCATTTCCTGAAACACCATTGTAGGTGTTTGCAGTAGTTCGCTCGGGGCTATGCCGGTGGCGATAGCCATTTGTGCGACTAGGCGTTGGGTTGGGCCTACTCGTCGTCTGCTTTTGGGACCAGGCGCACCGCCTTAATCCCACGCAACCATTCTTTAAATGGTTTCACGGTCACACCGCTGTCCTGCATCGCGGACCAGCCGAGGAACGCCAACGGTTTAAAAGACTGTTTGCGGACCCATTCGGTCCACGCCATGTCAGGGTACTGGTCCTCCCATGTGCACATGGCACTGATGGTGACCTCGTACTGCTGCGTGGTGCCGTCTTTAAAATCTACGGCAACGTCGTTTCCGACCATGTTCCCCTCCTAATGGGTTTGTCAGCTAGTCGCCTTGGTGATGGTGCCGCCGACAAAATTCAGCGTCGTCATGGCCGCGTCACCGACGGTGCCAGCAACAGGCATGTGGCTGGACAGGTAGGTGTTCGTCAGCGTGTAGGACGGATTGTCAGCCGCGACAGCACCGCTGGTCGGCAGAATAACCACCGTGGTGGTCGTGCCCACGAGGTCATACACCGTGGCCTCAACCTCAGACGCGGCAAAATCCTGAAACAGCGTCACGTCGCACGTCACGTTGTCAAGGCCGCCAGTGAACAGGTGCGCGGTATCACCCATACTGGTGATTTCGACCTGATCGGCGTTGTAGTTCAGGGTGACGGACTGAACGTGGTCCGACAGGTCCACGCTGTTAATGGTCACGCTGGCATCGGTGAGCACGAGCTTTGCCATGTCTTATTCTCCGGTTTCCTCGGTATCGGTTTCTGTTTCGGGTTCGGGTTCCGCGACCGTTGCCGGTGCGATATGGCCGCCAGCGACCAATGCCGCAATATTACACCCGTGCAATTCGGTTTCCGTGACGATGCTGCCAGCGGGCCCTGCGGCCAGTTTGCTGGACAAAATGCGGTAGCTGCTCATTCGGCGTACACCTCTATTTCAAATTCGGCACCCAAATATATGTCGTCACCGTAGCCGACATTGCCGATGTTTACGCATCGGGTCACTACGGCATCGGACACGGTGCTGTCCAATGTGCGGTCCGCGTCCACCAGTGCGCGAACACTGTCAGGTCCGTATACGAACGGGTCCAGTTTCGCAATGTTGGCGGCCTGGTCGAACCGTTGCACCATGACGGTCACGCGGAATTCCAAAATGGCAAGCCCGTTTTGCATCGCCTGTTTGTATTCGACAGCTGCCGGTGCAGGCACAATGATCGCGCACGGGGTAATTGGTGTGTCGGTCGGGTCGGCGTACACCACAGACAGGTTCGCGGACGCTTCCAACGTTGCCGCTAGACCTGCTTTTATTTGCGTGTAGGTGCTCACGCAACCCCGATCAGTTTCACACCGTGCAGCAGGGCTGCCACGTCAGGGTCCTGACGGCTGATCCTGACCGGCCCAAATTCGCTGATCGCACCGGCCTGAAATCCGAGCGGGCTGGCCTTACGTTGGAACAGGCGACACGACATGAGTAGCGCGGCCTGCTTAATGTTGTCCGGTACCGCCGACGCGTAACCCCATGTGGCAGTTACCTCCACGGTCGGACGACCGTAAATTGACAGCGGCCAACCCTGATTGACCTGCGTGAATTTGCGCCACGGGCTGGCGTTACCGACCGCAACAAAATCGGTGCCAATAGCCAACGTGGTCTCAAATGTGCCGTCTTGGTCCTCGTCGCTTTTAATGACGAGCCCTGACAGCGTGGCAATGTCGTCTACGTCCAAAATGCTGGCGGTCCGTGGCAGGAACGTGCGTGCCTCGGTGACAGTCTCAAATGTGCGACCGGTGTAGTTATCGATCAGCGACTCAGCAGCAGCGATAGCAGCCGCAATAGCGGTGTCCTCGGAGGTGGTCGCTGATGGGATACCTAGCGACGCTTTTACCAGCGCGGTGGTCGTGTAGGCCATTACTCGGCCTTACGGGTGCGCTTAGCAGCCTTGCGGGGCTTAGCGGGCTCCTCAGGGGCCTGTGCGGGCTCGGCAACAGCCTTAGGTGCGGGCACCTGCTGGTATTTGCTGACCAGCACTGGATCAGCACCAGCCGCGATCAGGTTCTGCGTGTATTTGTCGCTCATCATTGCTCCTCGTGGTGTGGCGGTGGCCCTGTGGAGGGGATCAGGGCCACCGCCACTGCGGGGTTAGGTCAGAGCGTCGCGCTGAGCAGCGTGCCCTGAACCTTGCAGATACCACCAGGGTAACGGCCAGCGGTGAACGCGCTGTAACCGAACACCACCATGCGGGTGGTGAGCGTGCCCGAGCCAACCGACTCGTAGCGGAGCATCAGCGGGCTGGCCGCCTGCTCCATTAGCACCAGGTCGGCGCGGTTCGCCACGATAATGGCATCCTCATTGGTGCCAGCACCGAGGTTCACGGGGATACCAGCGTCCACGACAACCGGAATTCCGGCGAGCTCGCCAGCAGCGGTGCCGTAGGCACCAGGGTTGCCGAGCGCGACGATGTTCTGGCCCGAGTTGCCCTGAATGCCGGCCAGCGGACGGTTGGAGGAATCCAAACCGGCGGTGAGGTAGGCCCAACGGCGCGGGTGCATGATGATCACGTCGGGCTGCGTGTAACGGGCAGCGGTGACGGTGCTGATGGCCTTAATGACCTGCTGGAACGTCTCAACAGCGGTCGGGGACGCGTCGTCCACGTCCACGTCGCCAATTCCCGAGGTGTTCAGGATTCCGAGGTGCGTGCCGGAGGTGCCAGCACCATTGATCACGTCGGCGTTCACCGCGCTGTTGTACGCGGACACAAGGTCAGCGGACAGGAGCGTGTCAACACCGGTGCCGCGCTCAATGGCCTGACGTGAAACGTCAACCATTCCGGCGTAGGTGCGGACGTTCACGGTCAGCAACGTGTCGTCAGGGGTCGCCTCGGTCACGGCACCGTTGTCACCGTCCTGAGCGGCAGCGGACGAACCGGTGGTGAGTCGCGAAACGTTAACGGTGAGGCCGTTAGCGGGCAGCGGCAGCTGGTTGGCCACGTCCATGGTGTTTCGTCCGGCGCGGAGGAACGGGGCCGCAAGTCCGGTGAGGTACTGCGGGACCACGAGGCCAGCGAAATTGGCCGAACCGCTGTCGCGGTACTCGGTGGCCATTTCGGACTGGTGCCGGTTCAGGCGGTCGCGGGCAGCCTGGTCACCGAGGTACTCGGCGGCGTAGCTGTCGCGGAAAAATGAATGCGGGCTGTGCGCCTCGTAGGTGAGGGGCTCAGACTTAACGTCAACGCGGTTCACGGCCTTTGGCTCCTCGGGCTCGTCGGTGGCAGCAACCTCGGCGCGGAGCTTGGCGGCCTCCAAATGCGAAATTTGGATTTCGCGGAGGTCGGCAATGCGAGCGTCCAGGTCGCGTGCACGGTTGGTCAGGTCGCCGAGGTTCTTATCCTCGGCCTCGGTGAGGTCGCGGGTCTCCTCGGCGGCACGATCCAACACTGCCTCAACAGCGGTGGCAATCTCGGCACGCTCGGAAACCAGCTGATCAAGCAGCTTCACGGTTCTAGTCTCCTAGTCGGTCAGACGGTTATGGTCCTGACGGTGACGACCAGGTGCCCGTGGGCGGCGTGTTCGTCGGCGGTCACGCACATTATAAACACGCGTCATGCGTGTTTCGTGTTAGTCCACTGTCGTGAATAGCCGCAATGATTCGGTGCCGGTTTCAACAATGCACCACAATTCCTGATTTGCGCCGAGCAGTCCACGGATTGGGGCCTCGTGTTTAGCGATAGGAAAACCGTTGCTGATCGTTACCTGGTCGTCGTCACCGAGGTACACCGTGGTGTTCCCGATGATTTGCATAAACACCTCACGGTTAATGCTGTCAGCGTCCAACACTTTTGTGGCTGATGTGGTGGCGGTGTGCGCAAAATAGTTTGCCATCAGTTGTCCAACTGTCTGAGCAGGTGACGGTATTTGGCGAGCCGTGGCACCTGTTCCTCGTCGTCAGGATCGTAGGCGCGGACCGACAGCAACTGTGCCTCGGCGTAGGCAGGATTGCGGACGAACCCGACGTGATCCAACGCCACCTCAGTGCGGGTCCGCAACGGTTTGCCATTCATCTCGGACGTGTGGGTGCGCACCGGAATAAACCCGACGCTAAAACCGGTCACGAAACCATCCATGGCCAGTGTGCGGGCCTCGTCAGCGCGAGCGGTGCGAGCCAACAGAAAATCCGCGATGAGCCCATCGTTAGTTTTTTCCCATCGGGCCGCACGACCGATAGGCATGCGGTCGGTGGCGTGCTGTTCCAGCAACGGGACACGGGTGCCGCGCTCGGTAATCGTTTTGTCAAATGCGGTTGGTGCGAACCGTTCTAGGTAACTGCCTGCGTCATACAGTGCGCCGAACGGGGCCACGATGCCAACCAAATGGTGGCCGTCGTCGTCCTCGCGGATTTCGAAACCCGCAACCTCCACATGTCTGTTTACGATTTCAGCCATTGGTCATGTCCTCGGGCGGGGTCAGGGTCGTTATGTCCTCCATGGCGCGGACCTCCTCGGCGGTGAGGAATCCGGCGCGGATTGCCACCTCGTAGCTGCTGAACCGTGACGCGGTGTCGGCACGCAACAGGTCGTCCAACACGAAACGTGCCTGCTGGCCGCGTGGCAGGAGCAGTGACAGGGCCTGTTCGATTCGTGACAGCCACGGACGCAACGTGTAGCGGGCAAAATGGATGCTGTCGCTGTTTACGTTCTGGTAGGTGAGGCCGCCAGCGGACATGGGTACACCAACCAAATGTGGTGGTGTGCCGAAAATGGTGCACACCTGTTGCGCCGAGTATTGGCGTGATTCGATCAGTTCCAGGTCGGCTGCGGAGAATGACAGCGGTTTGTAGGAAATGCCGTTGGCGAGCACGGCTGGTGCACGGTTCCGGCCACCGTTCGCTGCAATAAAACCTGTTTTCAGGTCCTCGGCCTCGTCACGCGTAATGTCTGCGTCCACCTCCAACACGCCTACTGGCAGGCCGCCGGACTCAAACACGTTCGCTGCGCATTCCTCACCGGCCATCGCGATTCCCAAACTGCGTCGGTGGTGTTCGATCACGGACATGCCGCGCACCGATCCAGGCATAGTCAGGCCGCGTAGGTGCAGGATTTCCTCGCTGGTGTATGTCTGGCCTGCGACCTGGTAAAACACGCTGGCACCGTCAGCACGAATATTTACTGCGTCGGTGGCGAGCAGGACGGCCTGCCGTGGGTAGCCGAGCTCGTCACGGTCACCGAGCAACCAAAACGCGTTGCCGTCCACCAACAGTGACAGCACGGTGCTGGCGATCATGTCCAGCCGTGTCATGGTGCGGTCAGGTTGCGACAGGATCGCGGGTGTAGGTGTGAGCCGTTCGCCACGCCGGAACGCTTCTAATGGCAGGGACGCGATGGTGTCCGAAATCAGCTGCGTGCACCGGTATAGGGCCGGAATGCCGAGCGCGGTGGTCACGCTGACATTCATGGGGCCCTGAACGGGCTGCATCATGCCGCCACGCGTTGGCAACACGAACGGGAATTCGACAGCGCGTGTCTCGGGCTGCCTGCGACGGAATAGGGCCATGGTGTTTCCTAGAATATCACCGGTCTACTGGCAGACTGGTTCCGATGTTTTGCACAATGGTAGGCGATGCTGGCTGCGTGTAATGGTGACACGTCGGCACGCGGATTAAACCGTGCCCATATCCACGAGGGACCTAACGGTTTTTTTTCAGCTACCGCTACCGCCTCATTCAGTGCCTGGTGCGGCCTGACACGCATTTTTCCGGCCATCAGGTCGTCATAAAACAGATTGGCCGCGTAACAGACATCTCGCGTGTTGTATTTGACCAGTCTGACCCTGCGATCCTCTAATGCGTCCGCAAGCACACCTGCGGGCCCGTAGGTGTCAATGACGATCAGGCCCTTATGATCGCTGGCAAGCTGCACCAGCCGATCAGGTAGCCAGTCAACACCAGTTCGATTGTCCACCACCTCTAATCGGCCATGTTCGTCGGCCACAACAATGCTCGCACTGGATCGATCCAACGTGATATCCGCACCGAACACCAGCATTCCGTCAGGCATCGCGTCATCCTGTGCTGCGTCCCACACATGTTGCGGTATCACACGCTCGTCGGTGCGGGTCCACTGGTTTAGGTGTGCACGCCGAAAATCACCGTCAGTCATGGTGCGTCGGGCCTGCCGTAGCCAGTCATGGCTGATTGTGTGGCCGAGCGCGGGCACACATGCGTCCCATACGGATTCGTCGTCAGGGTCCGCACCGTCAGGTGCCGACCACTCAAAAAACGCGGTGCCCTCAGTCACACCGTTAGCGACAGCCTCGCGTCCGTCCTGCACAATGCGACGCAAAAACGTGGATTCGTCGGTGCCTGCGGTGGACACGATCCACACCTGTGCGTCCTGCCTGGTCGCCATCGCGGGCAACATTGCTTGCAGCCTGCGGTCGTCCACGTCAGAAAACGCCTCGTCAATGCACCCAAAATCCAATGTGCGACCGTGACCAGCGGTCTGTGTGGAGGCCAACGCCTCAATACGTGACCGATTCTCAAACACGATTGCCTCGGAACCTGCACCGCGATACAGCGTCGCCATTGACCCCAACGGGCTGTCCTCTATCTCTGGTCCCCAATCGTTAGCAATTTTTTTGCGGGCATCGAAACCGGTTTGCGCGGTGTACGCAATCCGCTGATTACGTGCGATCAGGGCCCGATAAACCATCGTGGCCAAAACCAGCGTGGATTTACCGACCTGGCGTGGGACGTGCACCGCCACCGTTTGGTACGCCAACCTGCCATCAGGTTTCACCTCCAACGCGGTATCCACAACCTGTTGCTGCCATGGCATCAATGTGGTGCCGAGCAGCTGCGCGGCCTTAGCCACACGGTCGCCACGGGTCGGACGATCAGTCCTCGGTGTCGCTACCCGTGCCGGACAACTGTTCCACGAGCCATTCGATTTCGTCCCCATCCTGCTCGGTCGCCTCCAATAGGTCTGCTAGGGCCTCACGGTACTGCCTCCACAAGCTCGCCACGGACGGGTCCGCGTCCACGGCTCGTGCCAGCAGTTGTGCTGCGGTGACGGTCGGCATGTCTGAGGCCGGTACACCGTCAGGAAATGCGTTGATCACGAATTGGTCAATAGCGGTCGCGTTGCTGACCATTTTTGGTTTTTTCTGGCGTGCGCTGGTCATGGCTGGTCCTAATCGGTTTTTTTCGGAGAGAAAATGAC